CCACCGAGCGCACGAAGGCCAGCAACTCCTGCAGATTGGCCACGCGCTGGCGCAGCCGGTTGATCTCATCGGTCACGTCGCGGCGCTCGAGCACCTCGCCGTCCTCCTCGATGACCTGCTCGTAGTGAGTTCTCATGGCAGCACCTCGAATGCGTAGACCTCCACCAGGGGCTGCGTCGAGTAGCGCTTGGCCACGCGCAGCTGGCAGACCTGCTTGTCATCCACGAACAGAGCGCCCTGGCAACCGTCCATCACCGCCTTGGCGATGTTGTCCAGGTCGGGCTTGCCGGGCACCACCAGGCCCTCGAGCGCCTTCAATCGCTTGCCCTTGGGCCAGCTGGCCGGCACCGGCATCCAGGCCTCAATGCGCAAGTGAATGGGCGAGGTCAGCGGCTTGATCTCACCCATGGCCTTCATGCACGCCAGGCGCACGCGGCTCTCGTAGGTCACCGTCTTGGCGTCGGTGTAGGTGGTGATGTAGGCACCACGCCTGGCAAAGCGGGGGCGGCCCTTGCCGACCGGCTCGCCGTCCACGGTGAAATGCACGGCCACAGCCATCAGATGAGCCCTTCCTCGCGCAGCGCCTGCACGAACTCCTCGATGTCCGGGTCGGGCACAGAGTCAGGGCAGGGGCCGTCGCCGCTCAGGAAGAGGGCCTCAGCGATGACCTCGCTGGGCACCGGCTTGCCGTCCTTGGCCAGCGCCAGCACCTTGACCGCTTCGAAGTACGTCACGCCTTGCTCCCCATCAGGAAGCGCTGCAGGCGGGGCTCGAGGCTGCCGTAGCGCGGCTGCAGGGCCTCGCGCACCAGTTCGTCCACGATGCTGGCGCGGCTGCGGCGCTGGTCTTCTGCAGCCTTGTCCAGAAGCTCTCGAGTGTCCTGGCGCAGCCGGATGAGGAAGGGTCGGGTTGGGCTGTTCATAGACCAATAGTGTATTGCGCTGTGCAATCGACGCAACGCCCGAACCCTGCTTTTTGCGGTGTTCTTAGGGTATGTCCTAGGTCTGCGTGCCGTTTGGGGAGTTGACAGGCGATATACACCCGTCCGATACTGCGTCCATGTTCAACGGGCAGATGACGCCCCAAGGAGTTGCGACATGAATACCGACCAACAGCTTGATGCCCGCGAAGCCCGCCGCCTTGCGGCCGGCGCACGCGCAGAGGCACGCCTCGAGAAGCGCGAAGCAGCCGCCGAAATGATGGTCGGCGAACTGGCCTCCGGCCGGTTCTACGTCTGGCCCGTTGGCGGCAAGTACCGCGAAGCGGCCAGCCAGTACGAACTGGTGCAGTACCTGCTCCGCAACAAGTACGCTTGAGGGAGCGACGCAATGGCACCGCACAACGGCAAGTTCGTCGCTTACTTCCGGGTCTCGACCGACCGCCAGGGCCGCTCGGGCCTGGGCCTGGACGCCCAGCGTGAGCGCATCCTGGCCTACCTCAATGGGGGCAACTGGTCGCTGATCGGGGAGTTCACCGAGGTCGAGTCGGGCCGCATGAATGACCGCCCGGCCCTGGCCGACGCCATCAAGCTGTGCAAGCGGGAGAAGGCCACCCTGGTGGTGGCCACCCTCGACCGCCTGACCCGCGACCTGGCATTCGGCGCGATGCTGCTCAACGACACCCGCGTGCGCTTCGTCTGCGCTGACTTCCCCGAGGCCAGCCGCGAGATGCTGCAGATGCGCATGGTCTTCGCCGAGTGGGAGGCCCGCAAGATCGGCGAGCGCACCAAGGCGGCCCTGGGCGAGCTCAAGAAGAAGGGCGTGAAGCTGGGTTCGCCCACGCCCGAGATCGGCAGCGCCGCCGGCATCAAGCGGCTGCAGGAGAAGGCCGACGCCTACGCAGAGCGCGTCGGGCCCATGGTGCGCGAGATCATCCGCAAGTCCGGCGCGAACACCCTGCGCGAAATCGGCCAGGCCCTCGAGGCCCGTGGCGTGGCGACGCCTCGCGGCGGCTCCAACTGGGGCCCGACGCAGGTCAGCAACCTGCTCAAGAGGATCAAGTGATGGAAGCCAGCACTCTGATCCTGGCCATCGGCGTGGCCGTTGCTGTGATCGGCCAGGCCGGTTTAATCCTTTGGTGTAGGCGGGCTGGCAAGAACCATGCCAGCAGCGTGGTTACCGAGCGCGCCCGTCTGGTCGAAGCCGCCGCTGATCACCAGGCTGCAACGGAACTGTCAAAAACTGGCAAGCTGGGCAGCAAAGGAGGCGTTGATGAGTGACCCGGATTTCAACTGGTCTCAGACTTACCCCGAGGACATCGGCAAGCTGGGCCAATACCTGGCCAACCTAGGCCAACCGATGAACTGCAGGCTGGACATCCGACTAACCAGCCTGGAGGAGCTAAAGAAGGCCGCAGTGCTGATCAGCGAACTGAACAAGGCGCTGAACCATCTGGCCTATGAAGACCAGCGCGACCCCGTTCTGCGCGTCCTGATCGCCCGTGATGCGATGCAACACGCACGCAGGGGCTTGAAGTACATGAGGGCCAAGAAATTCGCTCAAGCGAAGCCCGCGAAGAACACTACCCGTAGTGTTTCCTGGCCGGTACAGGTTGGGAATTTGGACAGGCCCTGGAAGAGGCCTGACGTTTCATAGTAATCAAGGAGATGGAGATGATCCAACCTCGTTCCGACTGCTCGGTGTCGCATAATGTATATAGTGACAAATACATCACTGCACACTACATACAGTGTTTCGTACCTGAGCACGAAGCGCTGATCGACAAGCTCTGTGGCGCTGCAGCAATTCTGCTGCTGATAGCCGCCTTGCCCTTGGCCATGGTGGCGGGGTGAGCCATGAGCGTCAACACCCCCGTTGTACCTGACCAGCACCTGCTGGCGGGCAAGCCCTACGTCATCGCCGCGGCCACCGACGTGCAGGCCACCTGGCTTCGCCATGGCTGGACGCCGCCCGACCGCCGCCGGCAGCAGGAGATCCGCGAGCAGCTGAATAGGCTGCAGCCCCTGGTTGAGGAGGTCACCCAATGACCGCCGCCACCCAGGAGCTCGCCGGCCGGATGCTCAAGGAGCACCAGCTGGCCATGTTCGAAGCGCGTGAGCACGCCTTCCTCGAGCGGTGCCGGGCACTAGCCGTAGAGCTCGCCCGCCGGCATGGCCAGGTCTGCATCAACGACATCCGCGCCGCCATCGAGGTGCCGCCCGGTGTCCACCCGTCTGTCCTGGGGGCGGTCTTCCGCACCCGGACGTTCCAGGCCATCGGATACACCGAGGCCACCCACGCCGCAGCGCACGCCCGAATCGTGCGCGTTTACACACTCAGAAAGGAATAAACCATGGCCGGGAAACTGACCGACGACAAGGAGATGAGCGCCAGCCGCCTGCCAGGCCTCATGGGCTACAGCAAGTACAGCAGCCCCAACGATGAGCTCCAGTTCAGCATCAACGCCATCGACGGCAAGGAGCGCCCCGACATCGGCAACGAAGCCATGGCCTGGGGCAACACCCTCGAGCCGGTGATCCTGACCGAGGCGGCCAAGCGCTTGTGCCTGGCCAGCTTCGACACCGACATCAAGCAGGCCTACACCCACCGCAGCTTCGCCCTCAGCTGCAGCCTGGACGGGGTGGGGTACGGGGATGGCCAGGAGATCGTGACCGACCCGGAAGCCGGCATCTACGTCGTCGGCCAGGACAGCATCAAGCTGGACGGGCCCGGCGTGCTCGAGGCCAAGCTGACCAAGGTCGCGCCCGAGGAGACCCCGCACCTGGCGCGGGGGCCGATTCAGCTGCAGGGCCAGATGCTGGTGACGGGGCACAAGTGGGGCGCGGTCTGCGTGCTCTACGAAGGGATCGCGTTGAGGGTGTTCCTGTTCTCGCCTCACCGCGACACACAGCAGGCCATCATCAAGGCGGTCACCGACTTCGAAGGCCGGCTCGAGAAGTACCGCACCACGGGCGAGATCGACTGGTATCCCCCGCAGAGCAGCAAGGAGCTCGACCGCATCCACCCCTATGCGGTCAACCGCGACCTAGTGAAGCTGCCCGACAGCGTCGAGGCCCTGGCCTCGAGCATCCTGGCCAGCAAGGCCACGATCAAGGCCGCCGAGGCCGGCATCGAGGAGTGCGAGAAGCAGATCAAGCAGCTGCTGGGCGACGCCGAGCGCGGCCAGGCGGGCAAGTTCCAAATCACCTGGGGAATGCGCAACTACAAAGCCCAATCGGCCCGCATGGTGCCTGCAAAAGACGCCTACAGCGTGCGCCAGAGCACCCTCACGATCAAGGAGGCCAGCACATGAACGTCGCCGCCCTCGAGCAGGCCTACGACAAGGCGGTCTGCGCCTTCTTAAACGCTGTGCCCAGCGCCAGCGAGGAGCAGGCCGAGGCCTGCATCGAAGCAATCTGCGAGATGGTGCTGGCCACCCTCGCATCACAACTGACGGAGGAAGCCCATGCAACTGACAACCACTAATCAGCGGGGCTTCGCGCCCGCCACAATCACTGAGGCCATGCAGTTCAGCGAGATGCTGGCCGGCAGCAACATGGTGCCCAAGGCCTACCAGGGCAAGCCGCAGGACATCCTGGTCTGCGTGCAATGGGGCTATGAGATTGGCCTGGCACCCATGCAGGCGCTGCAGAACATCGCCGTCATCAACGGCAAGCCCAGCGTCTACGGGGACGCGGCCATGGCCCTGGTGCAGGCCTCGCCAGTCTGCGACAACATCGAGGAATACTTCGAAGGGGAGGAGGGCTCGGGCAAGTACCGCGCCGTCTGCGTCGCGCACCGCAAGGGCCGGCAGCCGGTCACCGCCACATTCTCGGTCGAGGATGCCAAGCGGGCAGGGCTGTGGGGCAAACAAGGCCCCTGGCAGGCCTACCCCAAGCGGATGCTGCAGATGCGGGCACGCGGCTTCGCCCTGCGCGACGCCTTCCCCGACGTGCTCAAGGGCCTCATCACCGCCGAGGAGGCCCAGGACTTCCCCGATGAGGAGCGCCGCCCGGCCAAGGAAATCACGCCCCGCAAGCCGGCCAACCCGCTGGACGTGATCTCCCCGCCTGACCCGCCGCCTGCGCAGCTTGAGGCCCCAGCCCTGGCCGAAACCGAGTTGCAGAACGTGCCTGCAGAATCTGTAGAACCCGCTGCCGAATCCGAGCCGGTAGTGCTCGAGCACCTCGAGGTCATCGAGGTCGAGATCAATGAGCCGGATGAGCCAGAGAACATCCCCGGCTTCGCTCTTATGGTGCCCGGCAAGGATGAGCCGTTCTCCATGCACGGCAGCCTCGAGGAGTGGCAGGACGCCTATGAGGCGCTGGCCGACCGCACCGCCAGGGCAGGCAAGGTGCCCCCGCGTGACCGCATGACCAGGCTGCGGGAACTGCGCGAGGCCAATGATGATGTCATGAAGAGCATGGACAGCCTCAAGCGGGTGCGCCACGTCGCCGCCCAGCAGCAGCGCCTGGCCGCGTTGGGAGCCGCCAAATGAAGGCGCTGACGTGGATCGCCGGGGTGACCCTGGGGTGGGTTGCCTTTGGCCTGTTCGCCAGGATCCTGGCCGAGCTCTTCCTGCTCGGCTGGGGACTGATCTAGAGCACGGTCGCCAGCACCGCCTTGTAGCGGCGTTGGCGATCCTCGAGCCCGATGGTGCCCCCGTTAATGCGTTTGGTCAGGCCGACGAAGTCGTCCGCATCAGCGAGGGGCCCGCATTTGTTGCTCACCCAGAACCAGGCGGCAGAGGCAGCTGCGTGCTCGAGCTCGAGCAGCAGGTCGGGCTGAGCCACCAGGTCGAGGCCCAGGCCCTGGCCGCAGCGGGTGTAGTTGTCCTTGCCCGTCAGCTGCTTGAGACCCCGCCCGCGATAGCGCCAGCCGTCGCCCGACTCAATCGGGCCGTTGCCCATGCGCGCCGAATACACCACGTTGGCGATCATCTCGGGCTTGCGGTGCAGGGCCAGGGCGAACTTGTTGGGCTGGTTCTTGCCGTTGGCCTTCACCGCCTTCTTGTCGGGCCCGAGCACCGCAAAGCGGCTGGGCCAGATGGCGGCCATGCCGTCAGCGCTGTAGTTGAGATTCTCCTGCAGCAGGGTGTAGCCACCTGATTCGTGCGCGGTCTGCGCCAGCCAGGCGGCCACCTGGCGCGGGGTCTCGATGCCGAACCTAGCCATTGAATTCTGGACAGGCGCAAGCCAGCGCTCGGCCACGTCGGCCTTGATGCCAGCCGCCTTCAGCTGGTCAATGCCAGGCCTCACTTCTTCTCATCCTTCTTGCGGCTGCCGATGCTCGAGCCCAGCAGGAACTGGAACATCGAGGCCACCATGGTGCCCAGCACGAAACCCAGGATCGTGTCCGCGAATCGGATGTTGTCGGCCGGGATCTGACCGAAGGTGATGAAGCCGATGTAGGTCGCGGACAGCAGCGACCAGAAGCCGATGAAGTAGTAGACGAAGCGCCGCACCAGCGGGTCGTCCGACTCCATGGCCTTCAGCTGCATATCGCGTGCGCCCTGCATATTCTTGAGGTCGATCTCGGCCATGAACTCCTCATGTTTCATGGCCGCCTCTTTGAGCTTGGCGACATCACCCGCGTCCATCTGCCCCTCTGGCTTGAGCTCGACTCCGAGCTTCTGCTGGACGTAGTCCACCCCCTTCTCCATGACAGCGTCGGCCACCTTGGGCAGACCGTTGGAGATGAGACCCGAGACAATGGAAGCGACGATTGGCAGCATCAGATCACCATGGCGTAGACGAACAGAGACAACCCAGCACCGCCGACGACGATGCTGGCCCACAGCAGCTGCATCATCACGGCGAGGATTGCCGCAGAGCTCAGGACGATGGCCAGCTGCAGCGCCATGCCCGCATAGGAGAACCAGGGGCTGCGCTGCTTGGCCAGATCACGCTGGGCCTCAGCGGCTCGCGCCTTCTCGGAGATCTCCTCCATGTCGGCGCGCTGCTTGGCAGCCTTCTCATCGTGGCCAGCGGTTTCGAAGATCGTGGCGCGCACGTTCTTCGCCTGGAACCACGCCCAGTAGTTGTTTGCCGCGATGGTGCCGTTGAGAACCTTGCTCGAGTTGCTGCCGCCAAACATCCCGTTGACGGCCAGCAGCAGGGCGAAGATGGAGATCGTCAACGCAGCCCATTGCTTGACGTAGGCCTCACGCTCGGAGCGGGAGGCGGTGGGGTTTGGTGCTTTGAACATCAGAATCCGCAGCTTTTCGCTGCCTTGCAATGGTCGTATCCGAGGTAGGCCATGTAGGCCATGCCACCCAGCGTGAGCGAGATGAGCACAACGCCGATGCCGGTCTCGATGGCCTGGGCGATCTGCTTCTTGCGGCGTGCTGCCGCTTCCTTCTCGCGCTTGGCCTCGAGGGCATCGTCGCGGTTCATTTGCGCGACGCGGTTCTGGATGTCTTGCCAGACATCGGCGTTGCCGCTCTGGAAGAACATCATCTTGAGTTCTTCTTCGAACTGGCGCTGCTGCATGAGCTCGAGCTCGACCTGGATGGCCGCGCCCATGTTGCTGCCGCCCTTTTTCTTGTTCTCTTGCACCGCCTTGGAAGCGGTGTGCTTGGCGTCGAAGTATTTGCCCAGGAGAGGGCCGAGCGAGCGCACGTCATCGACGGTCTTGCTGGCCTTCTTGATGAGGTTGACGGCCGTGCTGACGGCCGCCATCGCGGTGATTGGGTCGATCACAGCTACGCCTTGGTGACCAACCCGATCAGCAGGATGATGATTGCTCCTGCGCTGCCGATCAGAATGTGCTCCAGGCGCTTGAGCCTGGCGTTGATGCCGGCATACCGCTCGGCACAGACCGCCTCATGCGTTGTGAAGCGAGATTCAACCTCGGAGACCATTTACATCACGCCTTTCTCCCGCTTGGGATTTGTACTGCACATGAGATTTCAAGCCGCTGCGCCAGGCGAACTAGGCCAGGCCACGTTCCACGGGAACCCCGCCTGCGCGGTGACATCCCGCAGCGCCTGGCGGTAGGTCGCCCAGGCCGCCTTGTCCACGGGCGCGTCCAGCACCTGCGTCCAGTCGCTGTCCTTGAGCTTCTGGTTGCGCTGCTCGCGCATGGCCTTGGCCTGTTCTTCGTCCTTGCGGGCCTTGTAGGCGGCCTCGTGCTGCGCGGCCGTTGTCACGTTGCCGCTCTCGTCTGTGGTGTCGAAGAACGTCGGCCCCAGGGCGTACTTGGTGTACCACTTGCCGTCGATCTGCTCGACGCCAGCGTAGACGCTGAATTGGTAGCGGTCGCCGCCGGTGGCCTGCGGCCCCTCAAACACCACGTCACCGCCGAAGTCGTTGATGATTTCTACGGTCAGCTGCGGTGGGAACCCGGTGTTGGGGAACAGCGCCCGGAACTCGCTGTGGGTGACCAGTGCGCCATCGGCGCGAAGTCGGATGTTCATGCTTTGCTCCTTATGCGATGGCGAGGTAGATGTAGGTTGCGCTGCTGACGTTGATGTTGCAGGTCGCCTCTTGGTTGACGACGATGCCTACGCTTGTCGGATCAACCGCGTCCGCGCTGGTCACTTCTGCTGCGGTGCTGTTTAGGCGCAGAGCAGGGTCTGCCGGTGCGGTAATGCCGCGAGCCGAGTCGTAGACCCACCAATCACCGGTGGAGTCGGTGCGCTTCACAAGGAAGAACCGAGCGCCGCCAGTGAACCCGCAGTCGATGGTCTGGCTGCTACCGTTGCCGGTGTATGAGCCGACCTTGCTGACGCCGGGGCAGGAGGCGAACAGGTAGGCCACATGAGTACCTCCAGACCCATTAACACCGCCACCGCCATCTACTCTGAAAGTTGTTGATGTCGGCTGCGCCCATATACCGTCGCCGCCTGCATATGTAACAGTTGAAAGCGCCCAATCCAGATCTAAATATCCGGCCCTATAGTTTGATGCGCCAAAATTTGAAAAAGCTCTCCAATTTGCAGCCGTGTCCCTCCGCTTAATTATTATCAATTCCGGAGTTACACTTAAATTGTGGTCGACTGCTGTATTGTTAACGCCCGTCCCCCTATAGCAAACCACATCAAAGAAGCCGGGGGCTCGGCGAAAGTTCCAAAAAACATCGCTTAAAGAGCCCCACCAATTTGCCGCCCTAAACCCCGTATTATTCCAGCCCAAAGTTACTGCATTGGCCGTTGCTTCTGTGTTCGTACTTTGTGTAAACAAGTACCTCCCTGATGCTGTTGCAGTTGTGCTGACTCCGCGCAGCCTATCGACCACATACCGCTCGTTACTAAGGTTCCGAACAGTGGCAATTTGCATATCTACTGGAAAGTCAGTGGTAATAACTTGCCCACCAGATGGCGTGACTGCCACAGGACTAAACACACTCGTCCCCGTCGTCGGAGTTTTCATCGGGCCGCGACGGATGGCGATGTATATATATTCTCTGGAAGCACCTAGAATTGTTTGTGCGCCACTAGCAAAGCCTGTGGCGGTGGGAAACACATAATTACTATTGTTTGCTGCTTCTGCAGCGGAGGAATTTGGGGATAAGGTTGAGAATTGCTCATGTGCAAAGCCCCTCATCGTATCTACAACGTACCACGATTCCGGGAAATCTTGAGAAGTGCTTTTTAGCAAAAGCCATTGCGGTTCATACCCCAAAGACACCGAAAATTTACTAGAGGCATCGGTCGTAAAAGACCCACACGAAATCACATTGTCCGTACCCGTCAGGCCAAAGCCTCCTGCGTTGTGGGCGAAGAGGTAGGCGACGTATGTGCCGCCGTTAGAAGAAAAACTTTGAACATCAATTTGAGTTGTCGTGGCACCTAACCACGGGCTAGATGCGGCAATACCAGGAAAAGTAGTTCCAGCAAATCCTTGATCGGTTTGCAATGTCCCAAAACCATTTGTCGAACGGTGCACCACAAACCAGTTTCCTAAGCCGGTTGCGCTGGTCGCTTTAATGATTACGCATCCAGGCACAACACCAAGTGAATGCGAAATCCAATGTGGTGCTGCGCCAGTGCCAGTCCATGTGACAACATCAAAGAACTTCGGCTGCTTGCGGAATGTCCATGAGACGTAGTTGGTTCCGCTTGCATTGTTGCCGCCTACTCCAGTTCCGGTTCCCAAGGTGAAGCCTGTGGTACTAAACGCAGTTATTGCCTGCGTATAGCCTTGCTGCGAATTGGTCAGATTGGAATACAGCAGCGCGTTGTTCCCGGCTGACCAACGGTTGGTATCAATCAGGATGTGATTGGAGGCGTTGTTTGTCCTGTCCTTGCCCCAAACCAACCCACCCTTGGTTGACAGATCAATCCCGTTGTTGATGGTCAGGGAAGAGCCTGTTCCGGTGTAGAGCCACGTCGAAAACACGTCCTCGATAAACACCTGATCTCCAGAAACCTGCGAAGTGTTTGAGCTAAACATCAGTCACCTCACGCGCTGTAGTTCTGACCGGCGTTGCTGCCGTACCAGCGCGTGCCGTCGCAGGTGAAGACGTACTTGTCGGTTCTGCTTGCCGTCGAGGTTATCGTCGGCGCTGTGCCGCCCGGCCAACGGACAGCAGCAGGCCACGTCACCGTGCGCGAGCCGGTGCCGTCCTGGCGCAGCAGCAGCGTGAAACTCTCTCCGGCCGTCAGGGTGGGGAACGTGAACGTGCAGTTGCCCGTAAGCGTCAGGATCTGCACCGTGCCGGTAGCCAGCGAAATGGTGTAGGCCGTGCCGGTGTTGGCGGTGACCACGCCCTCGCGGTAGTCGCCGGCCAAGTCGAACACCGCCTGCGGAGAAGTCACCCCGATGCCTAGATTGCCGTTGAGGTAGTTGTCGGCCGTGCCGTCCATGTACAGGTTGTAGCGCCCGGTGCCCGCTGCCAGCGCTCCTCGGAACCCATAGTTGCTCGTGGCCCCCGTCATCGATGAGTCGGCCACGAATCCGTACTGCGTAGTGACGGCAGATCCGGCGCCAAGTGTGGCCTGAGCAGCCTGATAGTGCGTTAGAGACCCAAGCGTGAACGCCGCAGCCTGAGTCCTGAGAACCGTTCGAAAATAAACACCGATGCCGGTCACATCCGATTGCAGAGTGCCGTCATTGACCACGCCAAACTGCGTTGTCGCGCCCGTCATTGCGTTAGCAATACGGATCTGGGCGTCGGTCTGCGCGGCGGCCCCAAGCGACAGCTTGGCATCGATGCGAAGCGGGCCAGTCATTGTGTCGCCGCCCTTGGCGACATATCCGGTGGCCGGCAGATAAGAAGCCACCCAGGCAGATCCGTTCCAGACCCGCATCTCGCCAGCCGTACTGTTGAAGTACAGCGCCCCGGTTAACAGCGCGTTGCCGTCGTTGTCCACCGTCGGGTTGCTGGTCTTCGGCCCCAGGTAGCGGTCATCGAAGCTGTCGAAGCTAGCGGCTGCAGAGGTGGCGCTGTTGGACGCGGATGTCGCGCTTGCCGCTGCGGCCGTCGCGCTGCTCGCGGCATTGGTCGCGGAGGTCGAAGCCCCGCTGGCCGATGTCGATGCGTTGCTGGCGCTGGTCGCCGCAGCAGATTCCGAACTCGCCGCGTTGGATGCAGAGGTGGCCGCAGCCGCAGCGTCCACCATCAGGAACCACTTGGCCGCATCAGTGTTGGTGCTGATCGGCTGCGAGCCGCTCGAGGTGTGCTGCACCAGGCATTGCCAGATGTTGCTGTTGCTGGTGTCCTTGACGATGTCGCGGACGTAGTAGAGCGTGCTGGCCGCCCAGTTCCCGCGATTGGTGCCGATGGTGTCCGCGATGGTCGGGTTGCCATTGGCGTCGAAGCCCAGCGCCTTGCCGGCCCGCAGCGCTGCGCGAGGCAGCGTCATGTTGATGGTAGTCGGGTCAGTCTGCGGTGCCTGCAGCGCACGGCCCAGTCCCTCAGCATTCTGCTGCGAGAAGATGGTCTGCTGGTCGAGCTCGTTGTTGATGGTGTTGGCGAACAGGTCGCCGCCCGTCACGAAGTCGCTCAGGCGCTGGATGCTGCGGTTGCCGACGATGGCGATCTGCGTGGCCCCGGTCGGCGCGGCCGTCAACGTGATGCTGCCCGTGCCGTTGGCCGCAATGGTCACCGTGTAGTCTGTGGTCAGCGTCAGCAGCGCGTCGTCCCTGTAGACCGCGATGTCGGTGTTCGCCAGGATCTCGAACGTGAACGCATAGGGGCCGGTGCCGCTCGCTGCGTATACCACTCGACGGGGGACATTGTTGATTGGCACGCCCATTTGTCTTTCCTTCCGCTTGGGGATTGTACGAAGAGGTTATGGTTTGTAGTAGAGGCCATTGGCCCGACGAAGCTCATCTAGCTCGAAGAGCCGCGCCTGCAGCAGCGGATCTTCAGATATCAGCTGCTTCTTGGCTGCGTCCATGTACTTGGAATGCACCGACTGCACCGTCTTCTGCTGTTCGTCCAGCGTCAGCAGCGCGAAGCCCGGCTGCAGCATCACGTCAGCGATGGCCTGCTTGGATGGCATCTCCTTGCCGTAGATGGTCAGCAGTCGGTTGTACTGCCAGGAATCTAGCTCGACGCCCTGCAGCTTTCGCTCGGGCATACCGACCGGCGATCCCATGCGCACCAGCGCGTCGTCCACCACCGAGAACTGCCCAGGGCTCACGCGAGTTGGGAGCACCATCTCGTAGGCCTTCCCGCGCCCTTGCTGGATGGGATCGCCCCACAGATTGAGTGAGGGTGGCAAGTCTTCGTTGAAGGCCGGCAGCCGCGAGCGGTAGCGGTTGAAAGCCTCGACGAAGCCGCGCACGCCCATCGGCAGGTCAGGGCTTGCGCGCACGTCCTTGGCCGTCGGGTCATACAGGCGTTCGATGCTGGCCACCATGGAGCTATAGGCACCAGCCGGTGAGCCGCCGATCACAAAGCCGCCCAGCTGCTTGGCCAGGCCGTCCACGATCTTCTTGCCGTCCACCTCGCCCTGCTGATTGGTGCCGATGAGTTTGGTCACGTCGGCAATACCCTGCAGGTAGGGCTGCTCTTTGAGGTACTCGTACAGGCCGTAGGTCGCGCCCAGGAACACCTCTTCGACCTTGCCGGCGTCGGGCTCGTGCCGGGCGTATTCGGCGTAGTCGGCCGCGATGGCCAGCAGCGCCGACACCGGCTCGAGGCCTGCGTAGCTGTAGTAGCTGTCCCCGATCTTGAGCGAGTAGGGCTGCCAGCCGTCGCGCAACAGCGCCTCGCGGTCAGCCTTGCGGCCGGGGCCGCGCCCGGTGATGTGACCCTCGGTGGCCAGCGCGCCGAACGTCGCCAGGATCCCGGAGCCAAGCGTCACCTTGGCCAGGGCCATGTCGCGGTAGATGCCGCCCTTGGCGATCTCCTCGCGCCACACACTCGACAGCGGGGCGAACGGGGTGCGCTCCACTACCGCCAGGCCGATGTTGGCCGGCGTCTTGAAGAAGGGCACGATCACCTTAAGGGCAGGGTGATTGAAGACCTGCTGCAGCGACTTGAGCGCCGGGGGGAGCTCGCTGGTGAATGTGCCCTTCTGGGCGAACTGCATGGCCGCCTCATCCAGGTCGCGGGGCGGGTTGGCTAGCAGGCCCTCGACCTCAACTAGCGCTTTGGCAGCGGCGTCGGTCTCGCTCATCCCGGCCTCGACACCCTCGCGGTACACAGCCTTGCCACGACGGGTCACCTGGGTGTTGAGCTCCATACGGTAGAGCACGCCCTTGAAGAACTCATCCTCGGACATCAGCGCCCGGCCTGGCAGGGTGACGGCCGTGCCGTAGTAGTCGATGGCCTTGCCAAACCACTTGTCGGGCGAGATGTCGAAGGCGGCAGCGGAGATGCTCGGGGTGTCGAGCCCGCGCTGCATCTCGATCTTGCTCATCAGGTCGCTAGGCTGGCCGGTCTGCCAGGCGCGGCTGGCTAGGGTCAGGCCCTCGGTGATGCCGTTGCGCAGCGACTGCACCATGGTCAGCGCTTCGTCGTAGGCCACCTTGTCGGCCTCGGAGCCGGGCACCAGGGCGCGCCAACTGCGCACGCTGTTGGGCAACACGTTGCTGTAGAAGGCAGCGATTAGGCGCTCGGGGATCTGGTACAGACCGAACGTCGCGTTGCCGATGATGTTCTTGGCGTGCGTGACCGGCGAGCTCAGGAGGCCGTTGATGTAGGTCGAGAACCAGACATCCTTGATGCCAGACAGCATCGACTTCTCGATCAGCTGGTTCTGAGCGGCGCGGGACTCAAGGGCCAGGTAGCTGCGCGCCATGTCCGACAGCGCGTTGTCGCCACCGTACTCATCGAGCACCTGGCGCACCACTTGTGCGTTGCCGTCGCGGGGGATGCGGAACACCGCCAGGGCGCGGGCGGTCTCGGTCTGCATTCCCTTGACGCCCTTCTGCACCAGGCCGTGAAAGGCGATCTGCTGGCGCAGCCTCAGCTTGTCAACATCAGACGCCTGGCCGCTGGCCACCAGCTTGAACAGACCATCGAGCTCCTTGGCTGAGCTCTCGAGCACCTCGAGCGCCTTGTAGGTCTCGACGGCGCTGGGCAGCATCTTGCCGTCGTTGCCGATGAGTCGAGACAGGAAGGCCTCGGAGATACCGCTTTCCGCTGCTTTGGCCTTGATCTCATCGAACGTCACCGCCTTGGTCTTGATGCCCAGGGCGTCGGCCACACCGGCCACCACGCCGGCAGCGTCCTGCGTCTGGTAGCGCGCCAGGTTGAAAGGCTCGACGGGCACGTCCTCGCCCGGCCTAGGGCTAGGCTTGCCCACTAGCGCGCCCTGCTTCTGACGGCGCGAGACCGCAGCCTCGACCTGGCCGGCAACCTCCTTGCTGGCCTCTGGGATAAGCTTGAAGCGCCCGGCCTTGGCGGCTTCGCCAAGCACGTCATCGGTCAACCCAGGGATCAGCGCACGCTCGGCCTGCGGGGCCCGCTTGGTGACCGCCTTGCGGACAATGCCGCTGATGATCTTGTCGCCCAAGCCAGCCATGAGCGTCGGGTCTTCGCCCATGCTCGGCGTGCCTAGTTCGCTGGTCGGCTCTTCTTCTGTCGGAGCCATCTCCTCGGCCGGCATCGGCTCGAGGGGCGCGTCTTGGATGGGGCCTGCGTCAGCCGGCGCGGCCGGCAGGATGCTGTCGAGGCGTTGAGAGAGGGGAGGGATGGCCATCAGTTAGCTCCAGACTGCGGAGCTCGACGGCCCCGGCTCAGGCTTGACGAATCTCTGGGGGCAGGCTGCTCTCGTCCAGATCCGGCGGGGCTCCCTCGGGATACGCCAGACCCAGGTAGTTCTCCCGCGTCAGCGGCAGGTTGAACTGCTTGAGAAGATTGAGGACGTAGTCCGGCTCGCTCCCATTCGGGGGCATCGATTCCACCTGCTGCTCTGAGGACTTCATTGCGCGCCTCCTCTAGGGAGATTTGACCCTTGCGGTATTGTAGCCAGATGGAATCGATTTGCTCGACGTTCTTGGCCTGCGCTTTGAACGTGTCGGGGAACAGCCCGCGCACGGCCTCCCAGGTGATGGACTGCATCTCGCGGGGCAGGATGCCGCGCTCGGCAGCTGCGCGCCGGTAGGCCTCGGCATACAGGCCATAGGTTCCCTGCACCCCGGTGATCGCGCTGTTCTTGGGGCCGCCCTCGCCGAGCACGCCAGACCCGAAGTTGTGCAGCACCTCGCGGCTGTTGCCAGACAGCGGGCGCAGCAGGCCGGCGGCCACCGCATGGGTGTCGATGGTCACCGGGCCCGCCTGGTCGAGCGGGTCATAGATGTTGCTGTAGAAGTTGCGTACCTTGTGCTGGCTGCCCAAGTTGGCGCTGATGGTGGACAGCTGCGGGTCATCGAGGATCACGATGGCCTTGCCGATCTCGTTGAGCGATCCCCAGCCAGTCTTCGTCGGAGTGCCATTGGCGTTGAGCCTGGTGCCAGCAAACGTGCCCTCGGGCGTGACGATCTGGTGCTCACGCGGCAGATTGGCCTGGTCATAGGTACGCAGCCACATTGCCTTGAGGCCGGGGTCGGTGATCTCACTCAGGGACTTGCCGCGAATCGCATCCACCATCGGTGCGTACTGCGGCTTGTTCCAGATGATCTTGGCCATCTCATCCATGCTCGCGTCCCAGCGCGAGGCTTGCTGGCCGGTCATGATGTCCAGCACACGCTGCCCCAGGCTCACGTTCATGAACCAGTCTTTCTGCGGCGAAAGCACGGCCAGCACGCCAGCAATGGCCTGGTCTGGCACGCTGTACTGCGGGGCCCAGGTGTCCACGATGTTGCGGGCACCGTCGTACCAGAGCTTGCTGCGGTCGCGTGTCTGCTGCGGAACCTTGTCGTACAGGAACAGCAGGTTGTTCTTCACCTCCTCAATGAAGTCGTTGGCAGCCTTGTCGGGGGTGCGCGCCTTCGAGGCAAAGTTGGGGTACTGGCGCACCAGGTTGACGTTGTGCGAGAAGGCCTCCGGATCTTGCCTGGTGGCCGCCAGGTCAATGACCAGGCGGTTGGCCATGGGATCCTCGGTCGCCTTCTTCGCGGTCGGCAGCCGGGTGCTCACCACGTTGGGTCTCTGCACTATTGCCAATGGGCCCATCTGGCCAGCCTTATCCAGCACGCCCATGGCCGTGGCTTGCGGATTGCCGGTGATGGCGCGCACAGCGGCGTCGCCTGCAGCGTTCGCGCCCCGCGTCACCACGCGGCTAGCTGAACGTACCGCTGCGCCGGCCGGCAGTAGGTCAGCGGCCAGGCCAAGCTTGGTGTCCTCATCGAATTGCCGAGCAAAGCCGGTGCCGGTTGTGACCCGGTCGAGCATCGGGCCCACACTGGTGCCCATGCGCTGCAGCGACATCGGCGTGCCCTGCCAGGTCGTCCCGAATACGCTGCGCTCTTTGGCACCGCCAACGAAGGGCACCAGGTCGGCCAGGCTGATCTTGATGTCGGTGCCGGGGATCTGCACCTGGCCCAGGCCGTCGAGGAAACGGCCGGCCTGCTCGAGCCCCATGCCGGCGTTCTGCAGCGCCTTCTCGAAGTTGGTCTGCTCAATGGGCCGGATCTGCCCGGTGACCTTGACACCCTGGGGCAGGCCAGCACCAGCGGAGGCCAGCAGCACCGGCTTCTCGGGCTCAGCGGGTTGCTCTTCAATCGGAGTGTCTGGGAACTGTACAGCGGTGAGCGCCGACAGGTAACGGTCTTCGATTCGGCTGTAGGCCATTCTC